TAGCAGCAGGTGGTTACTATGGAACATATGTGGATACGGATAATCAAGCTCGTAATGAGTTTGAGATGATTCGTCGTTATCGTGATATGGCATTACATCCAGAAGTGGATAGTGCTGTAGATGAAGTTGTTAATGAATTTATTGTTAGTGATGCTCATGATACACCAGTAGAAATCAATTTAGATAATTTACAAACTGGTGCAGGTGTTAAAAAGAAAGTTCGTGATGAGTTTGAGTACATCAAACGTTTGATGAATTTTGATAATAGAGCACATGAGATCGTCCGTTCATGGTATATTGACGGGCGACTTTTTTATCATAAAGTTATAGATTTAGATAATCCAAAGAAAGGAATTACTGAACTTCGTTATATTGATCCTATGAAGATCAAGAAGGTCAGACAAAAAATTGACAATACTCCAAAAGATTCTCTATCCCGTCAGGCAATTAAAGGGACAGCACTTGAGCATGAGTATGGTACATTTGTAGATTATTATCTCTATAATCCAAAAGGTTTTTATAAAGGTGGAGTTCTTGGTCCCATAGGTGATATGTCATTATCACAGGGTGTTAAGATGGCAGTTGATAGTATTACATTTGCACCATCTGGTTTACAAGATTTAAACAAGAGAATGACTCTTGGTTTCCTACACAAGGCAATCAAATCACTCAATCAACTTCGTATGATTGAAGACTCTCTTGTTATATACAGATTGTCACGTGCTCCTGAACGTAGAATATTTTATATTGACGTAGGTAATCTTCCGAAGGTAAAAGCGGAACAGTATCTACGTGATGTCATGTCTCGCTATAGAAATAAACTAGTGTATGATGCTAACACTGGTGAGATGCGTGATGACAAAAAGCATATGAGTATGTTAGAAGATTTTTGGTTACCTCGTAGAGAGGGTGGTCGTGGAACTGAGATCACCACCTTACCTGGTGGACAAAATCTAGGGGAACTCAAGGATGTTGAGTATTTTAAGAAGAAGCTTTATAACAGCCTCAATCTTCCTCCTTCCCGTCTCACAGACGACAACAAAGGATTTAACCTTGGTAAAACCACAGAAGTCCTCCGTGACGAGCTTAAGTTTACCAAGTTCATTGGAAGACTTCGTAAAAGATTTAGTGAGATGTTCCAAGACATGCTCAAGACTCAACTCATCCTCAAAGGAGTAATTGCTCCTGAAGATTGGGATGATATGAAGGAGCATATCCAGTATGATTTCTTATTTGATAATCATTTCAATGAGTTAAAAGAGATTGAAATGATGAATCAGAGAATGATGACTGTTACTCAAATGGATCCTTTTGTTGGAAAGTATTTCTCTATAGAACATGTACGTCGTCAGATATTAAATCAGAAGGATGCAGATTATAAAGAGATGGATCAACAAATGAATAAAGAAATTGATCTTGGTCTAGTTATGTCTCCAGCAGATGTTAATACATTTGATACAATGGATCGTCAAAATGCTGCTTTCCAACCAGAAATTGATCAGCAACAAGCGGAAGACGATCATAAAAGAGAGATTGAAAAGATTAAATCCGCACCTAAACCTACCAATAATACTAAATAAATTATATTGAACTCATATTATGACTGAAAAAACTGAAGTTACCACTCCAGAAACTCCCACAAAAGAGTTGGGATCTGTAGATATTATTGGCAAAATTGCTGATAATCAAAGAGCAAATGCTATTGATGCAGTTCACGACATGTTATTTGGCAAAGCTTCACAAGCAATGGCAGATTACAAAAAGGTGGTAGCAAATACATATTTTGATGAACCAACTAAGACGGAAGAACCTAAAGATGAAACTGATAACGGAACAGATTGATGACGTTAAACTCCTGACTGAGGAGCGTGACGGCAAGAAACTTCTTTATATTGAAGGAGTATTTCTACAAGGTGAAATCAAGAATCGCAATGGTCGCATGTATCCTTTTAACGTTCTTAACAAAGAAGTAGAGCGTTATACAGAAGAATATGTGAAGTCAAAAAGAGCTCTTGGTGAACTTGGTCATCCCGATGGACCTACCATTAATTTGGATAGAGTTTCTCATAGGATTACTTCACTTAAAGCGGAAGGTAATAACTTTGTTGGCAAGGCACAAATCCTTGATACACCAATGGGTAAAATTGCCAAATCCCTTCTAGGAGAAGGAGTTCAACTAGGTGTTTCCTCTCGTGGTATGGGAAGCATTGATAAGCGTGAAGATGTAAACGTTGTTTGCGATGACTTCATGTTAACTACAGCAGCAGACATTGTTGCTGACCCTTCCGCACCCGATGCTTTCGTGAATGGAATCATGGAAGGTAAGGAATGGGTGTGGGATAATGGATTACTAAAGGAAAAAGTAATTGCTAAATACCAACAGTCAATAGATGGGGCTACACGCCACAACCTAGAAGAAAGAACGCTCAAAGCTTTTGAGCATTTCCTTTCAAATCTTTGAATCTATAAATATACTTAGATATTATTATACGGAAAACTACGAGGATAATCTCAAATGCCAGATATGTTAAACGAAAAATTTGAGAAGCTTGTTACCGAGCAAAAGGTGATCGTAGCTGAGTCAGGTCAGGATCCAATGCCTACCGTCCAAGCTACTGTTATTCCTGGCACAGGTAGTGAACCTTCTCAGGTCTCTGACGCTCAGACTAGTTCTGGTGGCGGCAAAGATCCTATGCCTACAGTAGGTACTAACGCTGCTCCAGCAGGTCAGTCAGTAACTGATCTTGGTGGAACAACAACGACTCCTAATGAGCACGATGATGATGGAGAAGACAATCCAGGTGCTAAGGCAGCCGCTCCAGTAGGAGACAAGGGTGCACAAAGCGATGGAACTGCTCAAACTTCATCAACAAATGATGCAGGAGATCAAGGAACACAACCAACAGTTGGTTCTGAAGTTGCTTACGGAACAGGTACTGGTCCTGATGTAGGTTATCCTATCAAACCGTCGTTTGAATCCGTAGATGTATCTGATGACGTAAAAGCACTCCTAGAAGGTACAGAACTTTCAGAAGAGTTTGCAGAGAAAGCTAAGACAATTTTTGAAGCAGCAATCAAAGCAAAACTTAAAGAGGAGTACGACAAGCTTGTAGAACACTTTACCAAGCAACACGAAGAGAAGTTGAAAGCTGCTACAGCAGCACTCTCTGAAGAAGTTGACGGTACAGTTAACTACGCCATAGGTCAATGGATGGAGCAAAATCAAGTTGCTGTTGACCGTGGAATAAGAAATGAGATCACCGAAGACTTCATTGCAGGTCTGAAGGGTCTCTTTGAAGAGCACTACATTTCTATCCCTGATGATAAAGTTGAGGTGGTAGAAGGTATGGCTGAATCAATTCGTGAAATGGAAACACGCCTTGACGAACAGGTCAAAGCTAACGTGAAACTTCAAAATCGTTTGAATGAGTCTGCAAAAACTGTTATTCTGAAAAATATTTCAGAAGGATTGGCAGATACTCAGAAGGACAAATTAGCAGCACTCGCTGAGGGTGTTGAGTTTACAACCGAAGAAGAGTTCTCTAAGAAAGTGAAAACTATCAAAGAGTCTTACTTCAAGGAAGGAACTGTAACTCAAAGTGAGGTTGCAGACGAAACTCCAGTAGAAGGTGTTGATACTGACTTGAATCCAGCAATGGCAAGTTATGTTGACGCAATGAATCGCTGGAATACATAATATCAATTTAGAAACTTTTAAAAGAGTATAAACGAAATGTTTAATTCAAAAGCTCTAACAGAAAAGTGGTCACCTGTTCTAAGTCATGAAGGTGCTGGCACCATTAAAGACAATTATAGAAAGGCAGTTACTGCTGTACTGTTAGAAAACACAGAAAATCAAATACGTGAAGAGCGTGGAATGATCAACGAAGCATCCAACACAGTTGGTGCTATTGGTGACGCAGGACTATCTGGTTCAGGTCTTACAACTAAGACTGGTGGACTAGCTGGATTTGACCCTGTAATGATCAGCCTCATCCGTCGTGCAATGCCTAACCTTGTTGCATATGACATTTGTGGCGTTCAACCAATGTCAGGTCCTACAGGACTTATCTTCGCAATGAAGAGTCATTATCAGCAAAACGGATCTGCACTACGTGCTGGAAACGAAGCTCTCTTCAACGAACCAGATACAAACTTCTCTGGTAACACTCAGGGACCAGCAGCATTTAATGACCCAGTTTCTCCTCTTGGAGACGGTGGTACAACTGATGCTAACCCAGGTTTACTTAACGATACATCTGGTGGTGGTACAACTACTGGTAACTACGAGCGTCAAGCTGGTAATATCGCTAGAGAAGATGCTGAAGCATTAGGATCTGGATCTACTCTCTTTAACGAGATGAGCTTCAGTATAGAGAAGACTTCTGTTACTGCAAAGACTCGTGCTTTGAAAGCAGAATACACTCTAGA